GTTCCTTTTGATCCGTTCCTCAATCTCCGGCGTGAGTGCGGGTTGTAGTGACTGCCCGTAGTCTTCGATCGCGAACATCCCGTTATCGTCATCGCCGTCCAGGTTGAAGAGATTGCATTTCCCTACGATGTCCAGGGGCTGCACCCCATTCTTCGACGGAAGGAGCGATTCGAGCCACGCTTTGATTTCGTTCCCGACTAGGAGTTTGCCGTTCTTCGTGAGCATCGTTGGCACGCGCGTGATCTTCTGCCTGTACTGGTCTGGGATCCCGAGCTCACTCACGTTGTGATAGTGCACGAGCTGACGAAGTTGAGGGTTGGCGTCGATGAACTTGATGACTTCCAAGGAGTGGGAACACTTTGGGCTGTAAATCAGAAGAGACATTTCTGCTAATATAGTCTTCGTCTTTTCTCAGAAAAAAATTGACGCAGTACAGTATAACATGAAGATTGCCCAGTGGGTTTTGTTGCTCACCTTGGTGATCGCCATCACTCTGTGCTACAGGAAGGAGATGTTCACCACGGAAGAGGTGCCGCCCCACGTGCGTGAGGTGCGTCTTGATGACGAGAAGCCGGACCTCAGTGGGTTCACTCAGAAAGATGCCAAGGTCGATTCCGACATGATGCAGCAGTTCGTGGTGAACACGACTCAAGAGATCAAGCGCCGCACTGGGATGTGTGTCGACATCATCGAGACCGCCGCGGTGCGACAGTACGAAGGTGAGGATCGTGATGTGTACGAGTGCATGTTCATGGCCCTCAAACGCGGTGGATACGTCTTCGGTTTCACCGTGGTGTCCACTATGTCCATGAAGAAGCCGGGTGGAGAAGTCTCCGTCATGGCCCTTCGCACGCAACCCATCGACGCGGACGACCCTAGTGATATCACCCCGTTCGTCCAGGACGTTGCTAAGGAGTTTGTGGATTACGAGCTCGTGAGAGAAAAGGCGATGCCAACCTTGAGTGAGTTAGAAGTGGCAAAAAATAAATTTGAGTAAATTTTAATGGTCGACATCCGTGAGATCAAACTCCTGGAAGACAAGCGACGTCAACACAGAAAGGAGTTGTACAAAAAGATTTACGAAATGTTCGAACGAAAGATCAGGCAGTGTGTGGAGCTGAGTCTCACGAACGTGTTCCTGACGGTGCCGAGTTTGGTGATGGGCTTCCCCGCCTTCGATCGCGCCGCGGCGTGTAACTACCTGGCCAGACAGCTCAGAAACGGTGGGTTCGAGGTGAGGCACGTCGGAGATCACGACCTGTACGTGTCCTGGGCGCAGGCGAGTGGGCCCTCCAGAAGGAAAGAGCCCAGCCACGAGGAGGAGACGGATCACTTGTTCAATGACTTCCCAACACTCATGAACTTGAAAAAGGCGGCGAACAAGTACAGGAAGTGAGTGAAAATATATTTTTTTTATTCCACGGTTGAGAGTATAATGGACAGTAATTTGAACATCCTCGTGGAAGCGAAAAAAGAGTACCTCGGGCAGTTGTGCCTGATCATGTCCCCGGCCATCATCGAAGTCCTTCAGGAAATGTACGATGAAGCGACGAAGATGTCCAAGGGGAAGAAGGTGTTGATCACATACCAAAACCTCCTCAGAGAGGTCCAGAACTGGTCCAACGCCATGTCGAAGAAGCACTCCGATAACATCACCAACAGGTGTTCTTACTTCAACGACCTGTTGGCCGCGGTGTTCGTGGCGTGCGTGAAGATTTTGTCTTCCGTGCGTTTGCGTTCGGACAACCAAAAGATCAACCTCAAACTCCCGTCGAACGAGGTCTTCATCCAGACCGTGTACAACAACGTGGCGAAGGATATCTACCGCGACCCCTACGTCATGCACGAGAACCAATCCGAGGCGAAGCGTGACGACGAGTTGAACGCGCGGATCGCAGTGTGCATCGAGGCCACTGTCAAGGAACTCATCCCGGTCCAACAGATCCTTCAGACGTACGTCTCTCAAAACGACACGAACATCGATCTGGACGGCACCGATGGTTTGGTCGACAGCGAAGACCCGGAGTTCCAAGACGACGAGGAATACGCCGAGACAGAGGAAGGTGAGCCCGAGGCCGTGGATGAGGGCGCCGAGGCCGAGGCCGTGGGTGCGACCGAGGCTGGAGAAGTTATGGAACCCGTGCCCCAGCAGCAGCCAGTGCCCGAGTTTCAGCCCGCGCCACCGCCGGCCATGCCCACCGGTTTGGAGAACGAATTCAAAACCATCCCGAACGTCAGGAAGCAAGATTTGCAAGAGAAAGACGAAGAGGAAGATGACGTATTTTTCCCAGATGCAGCTGAAAAGAAAACCTCGCGTTACTAATAATGGAAGATCTCGGTGAGTACCTTCGCGACCCTTTCAGCGCGGCACTCATCGCCGCGGCGATCACGGCCGCCTACGTGCACTTTAAGGCGCAGCTTAACAACGAGGGCAAGCTCAAGGTTGCGCAATACACGAAGCCCGCGGCGTTGAACGCGATCCTCGTCTACTTCATCGTCTCTCAGGGCATCGGTCAGCGCGAGGCGATCAGCACGGAACCCTTTTAAAGAATTAATCTCATCTACAGGTAGTAATCTCCCAGCCATGGCGTCGACCACGGCTTTTTGTGACATGATGGGTCAATTTCTTCTTGAATTGTCCAAAACGTTTCCAGAAGAAAAAGGCATCAAAAAATTCATGACATCCTTCGATTTGATCAAGGGCACAAACCCGCGAAAGGTGGTTGAGGCGTACATGGCCGGGGTCACCCCTTACGCCGATAAGATTTCCCAGAAGGACGAGAGTTTCTTCTTGGAAAGCATGCAAGAAATCGATTACCTCAAGGACTTGAACATCAAGGATCACTGGAGCGATAAGCTGAGTGTGAACACCAAGAACGCCATCTGGCAGTACTTGCAGACGCTCTACATGCTCGGGGTCACGATTACGAGCATTCCTCAGGAAACACTGGGTGCGATCGAAAAGCTCGCCGAAGACGCCGCCAGCAAGCTCGGTGGCGAGAACATGGACCAGGACGCGCTGATGCAGACTATGAGTAACATGCTCGGGGGTATGTTGAAAAAATAAATAGCCGTGTAATATAATGAAGACTTGGTTCGAAGATCCTAAAATCCTCGTAAACGCTGAAGAAGTGCTCAACTTCTGGCCATCGAAGTCACAAACTCCAGAAGATCGCGTGAACGCCGCGTCCCGTTTCATCATCTACGCCACGAGCATTTTGTACATCGTTCGCCGCGACGCCCGCATCTTCGTCCTCGGTGCGATGGTCTTGGCCATGCTTTACGTCATGCACAGGTCGGGCATGGTCATGACGTCCAAGTTCGCGCAAAACGGTCGATCCGTCGCGGGCACCGACTGCCAACTTCCGACACGTGATAACCCGATGGCGAACCCAACCGTGGTTGGTGAAGACCCGAACAAGAAACCGGCGTGCTACTCCCCCACCGTCGCCGCCGAGATCGATGAGTTCGTGATCGACCGAAGCGTCTACGCCAGCGGCCGTTCGCGCGCGCCCCACCCTTTCCAGCAAAGCCGCGCGGCCTCTCGCCAATTCGTGAGCATGCCCGTGAGCACGGCGGATGGCGGTGATCAGACCGGCTTCGCCGAGTGGTTGTACGGAGCCAAGTTCCAACCCATCTGCAGAAGCGATCAGGGTGCGTGCGACCCGAACGCGCGCGGGGTGCAGCTCGAAGCTTTCGCTGGGCTGCAGCCGTTCACGAATAACCTTCGGTGAATTAATTTGTGAGGTTATAGTAATCATGGCATACCAGCTTCAACCAGGCTTGGACATCATCAACAACACTGGGGCCCTTCCCAAAGTGAAGGCCACGGATGAAATCTTCGTCTACCCTCAGCCGAGCTCTCTGAATGAGTGCAGGCCGAGCACGATGTTGTACGGGACCGCACCGTATCGCGCGGGAAAAGGTGCTCCGAGCGCTTACGTGGACATCAGCGACGAACTCAGGCCGCAGAGCACCACCAGATTCAATAAGGGCTATGCCGAGACTTTCGAGCGCAACTACTTCCCGCTCTACAACATGGAGTGCCAGCTTCCACTTCGCACGAAGACCTTCAACCCGGCGAGTTCTCGCGCGGAACTCCAGAACACCCTTTTCGATCAACGCTATGCGCGCCGGTAAAAAATAAATATTCCTATGATATAAGAGATGGCCGATATCTTGTCCATTTTGTCGGTCGCGGGATTGATCTATGCCGGTAGATCACTCAGTAAACAGGAACCCGTAGAAGTGACTCCGCCACCTGTGGCAACCGTGCCTTCAGCGGCTTCGGCACCTACGCCTCCCCCAGTGGAAACCCCGTACGCAGACGAACGCGTTCCATACTTGTCGAAACAAGAGATGCCGAGCTTCTCAGTGATTGCACCGCAGATGCGAAGCTCCGGACAGGAAGTCTTGGACATGCGTGACCGCTTCTTCGACAGCGGTCGCATGAACAACCTTTCGCCCGTGGAAAAACAGCTCGTCGGCCCGGGCTTGGGCGTCGGCCCGGAAGTCGCGGCCACCGGTGGCTTCCAACAAAATGATTTCCGAGTGAACCCGATCAACGTGGGTGAGTACAAGCTCACCACGCTTCCGGGGCGCACCAACCACGGCCACGACATCACGGGTGGCCGCCAAACGCAGATGGGTGAGTTCGGGCGCAACAGGCCAGAAACCACGACCTTCCTTCCGGATCGTCTCCCAGCCCAGCGCGGTCGCGTGCAGGGGATGAGCGCGGCGACGCCGAGGCAGGAACACGAGCGCACCAAGCGCACGACCAACCGTTCGGAGACGGGCCTTCGCAACGACGGCCTCGATAAGAACCCGGCCAAGCGATTGGTGTCTGGGATGACACTTTCCCAGGACCCGACCAGGTTCAAGACTGATCTCAACGAGGAGCAGTACTTCTACATGAACCGACCACAGCCGGGTATCTCTTCCTTCCACGGTGGCTACTTGAACACGGCCGCACTCAAGGTGAACCAGAAAAACAACGAAGAGCTCATGAAGTATGGGTTCAGGCCGGAAGATAAGCGTGGTAAGAAAGATCGCTTCGGGAATGCCGGGCGCATGAACGTTCGTGAGAGCGCGGTGAAGCAGGGAGGTAAAGTCACAGCCGTGCGCGTAGACAGAAGCCGTGTGGACGGACGGGTGAACCCGGCGAACGGTGCTTGGGGCGCCCAGAACTATTACGACGGGGGCATGCACGACACGAACGCCTTCAAGGGCAACGCGAACCCGTACGCCTCGTGCGCGAGCTTAGGCGTCGCGAAGAGGCAGTTGGCGAATAATCCGTACGCGAACACTTTTTAGAATTTTGTTTTCTTTAGATCAAACCCTAAATTAAAATTATATTCATTAATTTTAATGAAGGTGTACTACTTAGACATCGATAGCGGCGAACGCGATCCCGTGTTGTATCCCGACCCGAATGACTACGTAGTGGAACTGAAACAGCCCATCTACGACGTCTCCGACATCACCGTGGAGGCGGCGCAGATCCCGGCCACGCAGCACCTCGTGCACGAGAGGAATAAAACCTTCGATTTGGAGGTGGTCACACCCACGGCGGTAGATTTCGGCTCACACAGGGTCAACCTCCAGGCTAATACATTCGCCGACGGGGCCACGCTCGCGGCGCACGTGAACGATCGCCTGCTCGCGGCCGGGGCCCAATCCGTGAATGCGCAGTGGAAGGCTTCCACGAACAGCCTCAAGTTCAGTAACGTGGCTGGGATCACGACCAACTTCGTCTTGAAGTTTAACACGGGGATCTACGGGTGGAGTTCGAACGTCGAAGGGTACACCACACCGAACCAGGTGTTCGGGCTCACGAGTGCCGATCAAGAATCCACGAATGGGGTGTTGGAATTGGACGGGCGAGTGGACGTCACCAAAGGCGCCAAGGCGTTCGTCCTTCAACTCTCCAGCGGGGCTGACGAATTTAACAAAGAAGTGTACGTCACCTCACCCTTCTACACGGCCACGGTCATGAACACCGCAGACGTCGGGGGCGTCCTGACTTTCTCTGGGAAAGATTACGACGTGAAACACGAGTTCCTCAAGGGATTGCAAAAGAAAATAACAAGTCTGCGGGTGAAGTTGTTTTACAAGGAAAACAATAAACTCATCCCCTACGATTTCAGAGGCCGCGATCACACGATGAAACTCAAACTCACGTGTTCCACGGACAGGCTGGTGAACCTACCCAAGGTTCCCCTGAAAGAAGAAGCATTCGTGGAAGACAAGTCGGCAACTGTAAGAGAAGCGGAGGCCGAAGAGGCCGTGCTTAGCCCTTACAGATGGGAAAACATCCTTCAGATATTAATGATTTTGATATTTGGGATATTACTTATAGTGTTTATCGGGCAATTGCGTAGATAGGGCCAGCCGGCTTTTGGACACGCTTGCTGAAGGAGCTGATGATCAAGTACATCAAGACCGACAACAAAGTGGTGGCCAAGGCGGTGAGCAAGTATTGAGTGCCACCGTTGCGCGGGGCCTTGACGAGCTGCTGGATAATCCACTTGCTCACGTCCATCCAGGAGAGGGCCGCGGCGAAAGAGAAACCAGCGACAAGCGCGTTGAGAGACTGGGTCTCGAGTTCAGTGGAGACGAGCGTGATCGTATCAGCAGCCTTGGCAGCGGACATTGTGGGTTTATACGATAGGAAAAGAAAATTATTCTGGTAAAAGTTCTTCTTTCTGGACTATTTTCTTAAAACGCAGTGGTTTATTTTTCGCCTGAGGAACAATTCCAGTGACACCATTCTCATCCTCGCTGTCGGAAGACTCCTCCTCGTCTTCTTCCGATGAAGAAGTGTCGCCGTCAATCGGGTGAAACGATGTCGACTGGAAATCAAAACCCTCCATTATAATTATCAATAGCTTTTTTTAGCATCGATTCGGCGGGATTGGTGGGTTCCCACGCATCCCACGTGTCTTTGGCTTCGTTCACCTTGTTGAAGAATTCGTCGTCACCCTCGTATCTGGTGAAATCCGGCTCGTCGCCTTCTTCAACGAATTCCAAGTCCACGCCATCTTCTTCCTCTTCCCACTCTTCTTCGTCGCTCCCGAGGTCTACATCGCTTTCGCGGGGTGGGCGAATAGGTAAGATGCTTCCCACGCGCTCACCCACGGTGTGCATGGCGCAGTACTTGATGGCGTACTCGAAGTCCTCGGCCAGGACGACGTCTCGCCCACACGCGTCGGCGTAGTCGGCCGCCAACACCACCGACATCTCTAACACGGGTTGTAATATGTTTATAGCAGTCTCTTGAAGATCAATCATTGTTCCTTATATAGTGCTCCCGAAGAGAACTTTGGCCTGTCCGTCGCGAATTCTCAACACGTTGAAGGATCTCGCGTACACTCGAACATTTCTGTCGTTCAGTAGATTTTGCACCACATTAAGGGTGAGGATCTGGTCCTTGATCATACTGAAGTTCACACTCCCCGTGCTCTCGTAGCTTTCCGGCTGAAGAGCAAAGCTATAACTATAAAACCGCCTTATCAACTGCGTCTTGGAGTGGTGGATCGCCGCCTGGGCCGCCTTCAAAAAGATAGCCTTCCCCACGTGCGGTGGGATCACCTCCTCGCGGTCCAACTCCAAGGTGAGGTAATCCAAGTGTTCGTACAACACGTGTTTGTTGTCGTAAATCTGCCTGTAGTTGTCGTAGTCGAACGGCCACGCACCCTCCGACTGGATCACGAAATATAACTCCTTGACTGGGTTCATGAAGGAAAGTTTAAACTTGGCCGTGTTCTGAGCCTTCGGAATGAGAAAGTTATTCTGTTGGTTCTGGGTGATCATGTAATCAGGGGTCGCTTTCCTAATTTTTATCCGTTCCCACTTGTCCACGAACACCACGTCCGCTTGAAGGTCCATGGCTTCGATCTTCAGTGCGTTCGTTAGCGTAGGCTTCGTTCCGTCCGTGACGTTCACCACCAAGTCTTGGTAGTCGCGGAGTTTGATTTCCACACGGCACTCCTGCTTCGTGATGGCCACCAACGGGATTGACAAAGAAGGGGCGTCCGAAAACCAAAAAGGTAAGTGGACGTGCCAATCGCGGCTCACCGTGGCCTCACCCAAGACACCTATGATGGACGCGTTGTTCGAACGCACCCCGGCCACGCGGTAAGGGTATTTTCCAACGAGCTGGTAAAGCGCCTGCTGTTTGGTCTGCGTGTAAAAGTGTTCACTGTGAAGCTGAAGCCAATCGCCCGTGATGCGATGGACAAGTTCGTCTCCGATGAAAAAGTCCGCGTGCTCAATCAAGGCGTGGCCGATGCTCTCTATGTATCCAACGTCGGTGACGTTTATCGGGGGTAGGGTCACCCGGAGGCTCACACCCTTGAGAAGGTCCCCGAGGTTCTTTGGAATAGTGAATGACACCCTCTTTCCGAAATCGGCACCCTCGGTGTCGGGGTCGACCCCGACGTGTTCGACGGCGTGCGCCGAATGGCGACGGAAGGTTTCCCTGAAGTACGTGAACTCACTGTCGAGCGTGAAAAATTTATCCTGCTTTCCAGTGGTCTCGAGCTGTATGCGGCCTGCCATCGCTTCCTGTTATGTAGGGAGTTTTTTTTAAACACAGTGGGTGAGGCATCTCTAGTATTATCTTTTCCCCAACCTCGTTCGTGGCCTCAACCAGGCGCGTGTCTCCCAAAGGCATGGGTTCAGGTTCAGGTTCAGGTTCAGGTTCGGGTGCCAGTGTGGTGGGCTCGGGGAGATCGTTGAAACCAAATATTGTGTCGAAAAAAAAGTCCATGCTATCTTTGCCTTTCATCTTAATTACAAATCAATACTTTAAACCGGCCAACCCCCCGTTTACGGCCAAGACGTTG